CCGACCCCAACGGCGACGGAATCGGGACGGACTACACAAAGCCGGAAAACCAAAGAAAGCTATTAAATAAGATAATCCAGAAGAACCCGACCAGCACGGACGCGCTCGACGCGCTAAAAGTTATAATTGCGGGGCAAAAGGGGGAAAGGGACGCGGGAAAGGATAAGCAAATACAACGCTTTTACACTCCTTTGCGCTGTTCATCTTGCCCAATTCGTGCAGCATTTGCCAAAATCAAGGGCGAAAATGCTAATTTATAGTAATAAAGTTTACAAATAACGCGCTATAATTCAAGCGGTTAGCGTTTTGGGTGGGGGTGGGGGTAAATGGAGGCCCGGAGAGGGGGCCGGGTGACTCCGCACACAAATTTTTTATTTTTTTCTGCCGTAGGCAGAAACCTCTCCCAGAGAAAGCCTCTATTTTCCCGTTTTTGCCCGTTTTTGGGCGATTTCAGCCACTTTCTCCCCAAAAGACGATAATTTCCTCGTCTTTCATGCCGACTTTCGTTAATACGGCATTTAATCGCATTTTCGGGATTTGGCCCGAAATCATGCTAAAGTCAATCTTAATTCAATGGCCGGAGGCAAAGTTCTGGGCGAGGCTGAAAGGCGGAGCAAAGCCATATAAGATTTTCGGGCCAATGGGCGCTGATTCCTGGGCCGAGGCCGATATGGCTTATCATGGGGATTTGTTTTTTCTTTTATAGGGTTTTCTTTTTTCTTTCTTTATTCTTGTTAAATATATTATATATATTAAATATAATAAGCGCGTTTGCTGGGCGTTTGACCGGCGTTGAATTGGCGCTGAAAACTGCGCTGGAAAATTTTTGCGCCACCTTTGTATCTTGCTGGTCTATTGTTCGTTACAAAGATAGTTGGCGTTGAATTTGGCGCTTGAAAATTTTGAGTCCGGCGTTGAAAATGCTCAAAATGGCCGTTTTTCTGGTATGAAAAAGCCCGCGTCTGATGCGCGGGCGACGAAATAGAAATTGGATTGAGTAGGGCGGCTATTCCTCCGCCGTGAGCTTGAGTTCCTTTCCGCAATGGGGGCAGACGAGAAGGGCGGTGGTCTTTTCGTTCTTCTGGGTGAAGGTGTGCTTCCTTGACAGCGGCGGGTCGGAAAGGAGGTCGGCGACCGTAGTCCCCAGGGCGAGTGCCACCTTCTCCAGCCGCTTCACCGAAACGGAGTCTTTGGTGTATGTGTTGAGAAGCTGGTTGCTGATACCCATCTGTTCCGCCAGCGCCATTTTCGTCATCCCCTTCTGCTTGAGGATGTAGTCGATGTTTTCCTTGATATACATAACTCAAATTTTTGACAAAGATAAAGGAATGTTTTTGAATTTTCAAACACGAATGTGAAATTTTCCTCAATTTCCATTGATATTTGTTGAGAAAGTGTTACCTTCGTGCAGTTATGAGCGAGAATCATACAAAATATGGAAGTCTGACGCTCCCCACGAAGTTCATCCCGATAGGAGGTGTCCTGGAAAGGTGTGGGCGTAAGTTTGTTGTCGTCCCCAGGGCGCATATCTCCACGCTGGCCGTGGCGGATGCGTGTAGGGGATGTTTCTTTGCCAAGTGCGACTCGTCGCTCTCCAACTGCAATACGCTACAATGCTCGGTGTGGGATAGGGCTGACAAGCGCGATGTGTGGTTTGTACCAATGATGGAGGTTGAATAATGGATTTGCATAACGAAAGAATAGAGGTGCTGGAGGCGCGGCTCTCGGTCATCGTGGCGAGGGTTCGTGACCCGCACACCGACCCCAGGATGCTCCATACCCTCACCAATGAGGCTTACCGCATCCGGCAGGAACTCTCCAGGCGCTCCGGCGATGTGCCGAAGGCCGTGGAAGTGAACTTTGAAAAGTATATCACTAAATGAACAAATATATGAAAAGATTAACCTTTCTTATCGCAAGTATTGTTTTAGTTGCTTGCACCAGCCTCAATGAGTCTACAAAGACCATTGAACTTTCCATTGCCGGTGTTCAGAGTGGTTCTCTTGCCACGAAATCCCTCACCGATGTCGTTTCTTCCGCCCTGGCCGCCACCGCGCCGGGAACTAACGCAGATGTCATCCTCCAATCCACCTCCAAAAGCTCACGCATCTATACGGGTGTCGTGGGAACCCCGATGAATGTTGCTTACGATACCTACAACATTTTTGGTGATTATGACACGGGTAGCCTCGGAACTATTTTCTTCTCCAGAATCTACCACGAACCTATCTACTCCCTGGGCGGAACGATTACCGTCACCGAGGCGGATGATGTCTACCCGATTGCGGCCACTTATGAATGCTTCGCCGTGGTGGTGGACTTCACGAAGGTGCAGAAGATTGAGTTTTCTTCCTCCGAGAAGGCTTTTGCCGACTGCACGGACGATTTCTACCGCTATGAGGACATCGGGATAGTATACCTTTCGCACCCGGATTCATACACCAGCAGCAATAAGTTCGTTGTGCGCGTATATCCGAAGGACGAGGCGAATTATGAGTACACCGAGTACACCCTTACGGGAACCGGGACGAACAGCACCGTCAAGATTGAGAAAGGAAAGTGGTATGCCTTCTCTCCCACCGCAGTTGAAACCACAACGGGCGATTTCTCCATTACCTTCCCGGAGTTCACCCAGGCGCAGATTGATTAGGTTATGGAACTTGAGAAAGCAAAGGCCGCCGCAGGGCTGGTTCAGCAGCATACCGTCTACGAAAACGCAGTCCGCGATTTTCAGGCGGTCTATGCGAAAAGCCCCAGCGGAGTAACCGAAGTGACTATCCCCCGCAAATGGCTTCCCGCACTTGTGGAACTTGCCAGGCGGGAGATAGTTCTCATAGAGGAACAACTATCAAAATTATAACCCAGATGAAAGTAACGAAAGATGGCCGCGTGAAGCTGGAGTTCAGGGAACGCCGCGCCGGCAACTATTTCTTCAAGATGGAGAACGGCCACATTAAGATTCAGGACATCAACGGCATTTTCTCCGTCCGCGTGAGTGTTCGGATGTCTATCGGTATCTGGCTCAAATCTATCATAGATAGGGGAACGGAAGGCGAGGCAACACTCAAGACCTACGCCGCCGTGCTTTGGTCTATGTTGTCGGTTGCCCCCGACGACGAGTTCGTTCAGGACATCCTCAAGTCCTCCCAATCCGCCCTTGAGCGCCATCCAGATTGGTACGGATTCAAGGCCGATGCCAGCGAGGAAGAAAACCGCGAGGCGGAGCAGGAGGGGAAGGAACTCGCCGAACTTGAGAAGAGCCTTAAAGAAATGCCCGATGCCCCAGATGCCCCCGCTTCCGAATAGCCGTGCGACAGACTCCATAATGCGGCTTCTGGAGGCCAATCCCGACCTCACGATAGCCGATGTGGAGTTCTGCCCGGAAACGGGAAAATACCGCCTTAAAACGCAAGATTATGCCGCCAAAGACTGATACACAAGCGCTCCTTCGCCCCGAAATGCGGGTTTTCATCAATCCCCACGGCGCTCCCGACTCCGAGTTCGTGGAGTGTGGCTTTTGTGAGGACACTTCGCTGGCATTGTGTATAGCCGATAAGGTGTCCGAGAAGAAGGTTGAATGGGGACACGCCACCCGTTTCACGATGCAGTGCTGTGTGAACATCAAGCACAAAACGCTTCGTCGCATAATGCAGAGGCTCGGCTTCTGGAAAGCCCCGAAGTGTACCTACCGAACCATAAAGCGCGACAGCGCAAAGAGGAATAGAATATGAAAGAATATCCGTGGGTAACTATCCCAGGCCAAGCGCCAAGTAAGAGCAACACCTACAAGGTCATCACCCTCAACGGCCACGGCTCGCTCGCAAAGCAGCCAGCCCTCAAGAACTACGAAACCGCCTTCTATTGGCATCTGCCGGGCGTGTACCGAAACCTCCTGATAGACGGCGCTTTTGAACTCTATATCCGCGTGTACTTCACTACGATGTCCCACGACCTTGACAACTCGCTCAAGGTGGTGCTGGACTGCTTGCAGTACACAAAGACGATCAAGAACGACAACAAGTGTGCGAAGATTGTCGCCGAGAAGTTCATTGACAAGGAGAATCCGCGGATTGAGTTTTATCTTGTGGAAGTCTGATTTTCTTCTTACCTTTGTACGCCAAGCGAAAGTAAGGCATAACTCAAAGATTTTGGGCCGCCCTTTTGGGGTGGCCCTTTTTCGTTTGGAAATATTCTGGCAGGTTTTGGAAATTTTACGGCTCCCCGTGGAAATATTCGGGCCAGCACATACAATTCGGGTGTGGCCTTGAAACGGGAATCGCAATGGCAATGGGAACCTCGCACATATCGTCGCAGACCGCGCAGTCAAAGTTGCTCCCTCGGTGCATAATGTAGTAGTCGTACCCCTGGGCCTGGGCATCTACCCACTCGGCATACCTTACAGAGTCGAGAATTAGATTCTGCCCGATAACACCGAGGCGGTCTATGAGGTTTTTTTGGTATCCCCTTCCCCATTTCCATATATCCTTTCCCCAGGCGGCGAATAATCCCGATGCCATAGGGTTTGAAAGGTAGCGGACAATAGAGATTCTGGTGTACTCCTTTGTGAACCCGCGGACGAAAGCCTCGGCACACCAGATTTCCGCAAGCTGGAGAAGATGCGTTCCAGCCATATCCATACTATCGCGGGCTGCGTCCTTGAAATTATCGAAGGCCACTTCCTCGTCCGCGTAATCAAGGCTCTCGACAAGGGCATAGACGCGCTTTCTGGCATCCTCCATAAGCCCGTCCGTCATTTCCCGGCAAATGCGAAGCGCATCCGCGTAGAGGCTTTGGTCTGCCTCAAAGGTAAACTCCTTGCCGTACTCCCGGAAGGCCCACGCGAGTGTCAGCAGCGCGGTGAGGGCATCGTTGAACCTCTTTCGTGCGTCGCCTTTGAAGTTCGCGGCCTCTTTAACAATATCCTCTCCCCTAATCATCCTCTTTCTTGTTAGCCTTTACAAGTCCGCAGCACTTTGCAATCCACCCAGATAGATAGGTGAACGGCTCTTGGTTGTTTGCGGTAATCGCACACTCGCAGTAATTGAATATCTCAAGCGCCGCGTGGCCCGCTTCGTGAGTGACATTCTCAAAGGTGATGTCGTTTTTGGAGCGGAAGCGGATAAGGAGTCCGGCCCGCTCCTTCGGTTTCATCACCTTTACCCTGCAAGTGTCGGCGATTGCATCCTCGTCGATGTCGGGAAAATTCTCGCCGAACATTTCACGAAGGGCCTCAATCGGTGCGCCCACCGAAACCCAAAGGAGCCTGGGGTAGATTTTCGGGTCGAACTGACGGATGATGTAGTTCTTCTTACTCATTCCTCGACTCCTTTACGATGTTCTGCTGGGTGGTCTGTTGCTGTTGCGTCTGCTGGGCGGAAGCAACGAGTTCATCATGCTGCTGCTGGAGAACCCTCTCATACTCCGCGGCCACGCCGTAGCCGGAGTTATAGGCAATCTCGGTTGCAGTACGCTTGGAGAGAACGCCCGCGGCGGTAAGCTGGACGAGGGCATTCACCACCTCGGTTTCGGACATAAACACGAACGGGTCGAGGTAGGGCTTGACCTTGACATTCTTGAGGTCTTTGGTGAGGTTTTCGCAGATGCCGTAGGCGTACATAAAGAGCGCCAGCACGCGGTCAAGGAACATCTGGTACTCCTGGGAATCCTCAATAGCCTTGATGTAGGAGTCCGCAAAGAGCATCTTCACCGTCAGGGAGGACATATCCGCGCCGGACTTGACTTCGGGCGTTTCCACCGCAAAGGAGCAGCGCATGATGTTCTTGTGGCCGATTTCAAGCTGCTTTGCGAAAGCACCGTCTGCGCCCTGGGCGTTCTCCAGATAGCCGAGCCTTGCATTCGGGTCGGGAGAGTCGATGCGGGAGGGTGTTCCGTCCGGCTGGGTTTCGATAGAGAACTCTGCGCCGAGGGTGTAGAGGATGCGGAGGCCGAAGGATAGGTTGTTCTCCGCGAACTGCGAGAGGCTCATTTCCTGGGAGTCAATGAGGCTCTGGGAAGGATACCAAACCGGGCCGATGGAACGGTGGTAGCCAACGGGGCAGAACGGGAATCCGTGTGCGATAGGATCACCCACCATTTCCCACTTTTCGTCGGCGTTGTCACTGCCGAGTTTGAAGGTGGCGAAATACTTATCGTCAATCACATCCAAATACCTCACGGGGTTGCCCTCGTCATCGTCCTCGGTGTATTCGCGCCCAAGCAGGCAAATCTCGCCCGTGTACGGGTGAAAATGAGGGTAAAGGGTATCTCCTTCAAGGTAGGAGAAAGTGCGCCAGCCAACCCGTTTTCCGCCTTCGGTGAGGTACACATACACGGCGCAGTCACCCGTAATGAAGTCGGAATTAAGGCACTTGTCGATAGCAATTTCCATATTGCTTTCCTCCCACCCCTCACGGATGCGGGCGAGCATATCTTCGTGCTTCTGGTTGTTCTTGTTGGCGATAAGGCGCATTCCGACATTGTTTCCGGCAAGGGCGGTCTTGCGCTTGGTCTTAATCATCTGCTGGTACGCGATAGCGATACGGGTGTGGACTTTCGCCCGCATCTTTCCGTCAGTCCCTGCGGAAACGATATTAGGGTAGTAGATGATAGAGTTGATTGCGTGGGAGGAAGGATACCACTCACGGATAAAGTCGGCTTGTGACCGATTTTGGAACATAATTTCGTCCGGGATTTTTACATCAAGCCCCTCGCCGGAAAAGAGGGGTTGCCCGTCATACTTTGCTGGAATCGGCACGCAGAAGGGCTTTTTGCGGAGAATCTGCTCCGGGGTCATCGTTGAAATACTTGGTACGGCTCTCATATTGCAATAATGTTGATTAGTCGGTTAAAACCACCTCCAATTGCCATTACGGACGACTTCGGTCTTTTTCTCAAATAGGTGCATCACCATGAAAAGGCCCTCAATGAAGTCCGGGGAGTGGTGGATAATGCGTTTCATTTCGGTTTTGGATATAATCTCATAGCGGTTGAGGTTATCCTTCCTGCGGATAGCCCTTCTTTCCTCGCGGAGTCTTTCGGCCACGGTGTATTGGTGGCCTCTGCTATCGACCAGCGGGCGCTTGAGGATGCTTTCTTCTATGGAGAACTCGCCTTTCTTGAGGGCGCGGACGAATTTCTCCGCACATTCAGACTTGAGGCAGTCCCATAGGCGTGTATCGGAAGGGGCTGAACGGTTGTTGAACTCCACGGAAATGTTCTTGAATGCGGAGTTTTCCCGTAGCCAAAGGCCGAGGCCATTGCTATCGTAGGTGAAGTTCTCCTTCCGAACTCCGTTTTTCTTGAGGAAATCTTCAATGAACGGGACAACATCGTCAGAAAGCCCCCCACGGCGGATGCCCATATCGCAGATGTGATGCCCGTCGAATGCCCAGATCACAAGGAAGTCGCCCGTGAGTGCCACATCGCAGGAGGCCCGCATAAACCCGTCCCTTCGCTCGGAGTTGGTGAACAGCACATCCATATCGTGATGTGAAAGTTGGCACTCCCCGTCCTCAATGCGAGTCCAAAGGCCCTCGGTATCTCTCACAAGGGCGGATGCGCCGCCCAGAGCCAACTTGGAAAGGTAACTCTTATCCGTTGCCTGGAGAATCTTGTTCTCCGAATATGAACCGCTGATGAAGGTGAATGAGGTGATAAGGCTCTTGTAGTCCACACCCGTGTTCTCCATTGTCTTGTCAATGGCCGACTTGCATCGCGGGTCGTTGTAAACATCCTCATAGGTGTCGCCCATCACGAACTCGTCCGCATTCTGGCCGTAGAAGAAAAGATAGCGGATAACACCGCTCCGTTCCTCTATAACCTTGTGGGTGTCCGGGTTGATGTACCACGAAAGAAGCTGGTAAAGCGGATGCCCTTCATCCACGGGGTTGAGCGTGCCGATAAGAACGGGCTTGAGGCCGGAGGTGGAACGACAAGCACCAGCGAGTTCACGGAGGACATTGAGGTTTTCGGTAGTATGCTCCGGCAATTCTTCGATGTCGATGCAGACGGACTCCACGCCACGGAATCGGTTTTTGATTTCCTTCGCATCGGCGATGTGAGTCATCGCCACCGTAGCGCCGCTATTGAAAGTCCAGGTGAAGTTGGAGCGGGTCGGTGTTCCGAATCCGGGGAACACGCGGGTTGATGCGTCCCAAATGGTATTCTCCACATCGTCCTTATACTTACGGAACGCATACATACGCACATCGGGCGTTTGCGCGTACTCCAGCATTCGGAATAGGGCAACGAAGGACTTGCCACCGCCCTTCTTACCACCAATGAGGATTACATCGGCCTCGCAAGTGCAGACCTTCTCCTGAAACCCCTCCTGGGGGATAAGGTCGTAGAGGCGGCGGACTCCGCGTTCCTTCTTTTTGAGGTTTTCCTCGCGGAGTTTCTGGGCATATTCGTTAGTATAGCAGACGAATGGAACGCCATCAGCAATGATGCCAGCGTCCCAGCAGAGCCTATCGTAGCAGTCCTTGTACTCTAATTCTGTATCGACAAATGCGTTCATCACCCGCAAAGTAAGTAAGAAATACTCAATTTTACTCAATTTTTATTGAGATATGTTGAAATTTTTATTATATATTTGCGGCGTATGGAAGGAAAGGGTCAAACGATTAAGGGCGTGCAGATTAACTGCCCCCTCTGCAAGAAGTCGTTTCCCGTGAGGGTTCAGGAACTCTCCGGGAGGCTTCGCCTTTCAGTCCGTTGCCCGCATTGCAAGCGCACCAGCGAGGTGTCCTTGCAGAGCGAATAGAAATAGCCAGCGCCCAGAGCGCACACAAGAGGCCGCATCAGTTGCTCGACAACACTCAAGGCCCGGAGCGAGAAACCTTTGGAATCCCGCTTCGGGTTATTTGTATAACCAAAGTTCATTGAAAAGACTATGAAAGAAAAAATTTTGGCAGCGCTCAAAACTGCTTACGCGAAGCTGGGGTTGAGCGACAAGGCTTTCGACGGGGTTGCCTCGCTGCTTGAAAAAACTGTCACCGATGAAGCCCAAATCGCAACTGCTATTAGCGGGGACGAAGTAAAGGCTTTACTCACGGCCATTCAGGGCCAGGTCGATTCGCTCCGAAACAAACTTTCGGACAAAGAGAAGGAACTGAATGACTACAAGGAGGCTCACCCGGAGAAAACTCCGCCTACGCCGCCTACACCTCCCACTCCGCCTACCGAGCAGGAGCCTGAATGGGCCAAGTCCCTCCGTAAGTCGGTGGAAACCTTGACCGCTACCCAGGCCGCCCGCGACAAGGCAGAAAAGGCCGCGGCCGACCTTGCCTCCGTCAAGGAGAAACTGAAAGAGAAAATCGGGTTAGTCCACGACGGACTCTTTGACCTAACTCTTGCTGGTTTTGCTCTTGGCGAAAAGGAAACGATCGACGGGGCTGTTGCAAGGCTGGAAACTGCCTACAACGAGAATGTAAAGAAGGTGTTTGGCGATGGCCCGATTCCTATTCAGGGAACTGGAATCAAGCCCGGCGGTGGCGAGTACAAACCTGGGATGTTCAAAGACCTCCACGACCAACTCGTTGCGCGTGGGGAGATACAACCCGAACCGCAGCCCGCAAAGTAAAACCTTTTTATTCTAACACTACACGAACATGAGTACCATGAATGTTTACGGTACGCGCAGGGCAAAATGGGGTGGCGACATTCCCATTTGGCTTGGCAAGCCCGTACCGAAGGCAATCGGCGGAACTCTCGCCGCTGCCTATGTGAAGCAGGGTGCTTTCTACCCTGCCGGGACTCCGCTCAACGAAACCAAGCGAGTCCTGACTCCGTTCCTGATCTACGAAGTTGTGTCCGTGGCTGACAGCAAGTACACCCTGCTGGCCCCCGGCTACGCTCCGAAGGTCGGTGATGTTCTCCAGACCATTGACAACATCAATGGTTTTGCTGGTCGTGCCGATGCAATCACCGTTACCAAAGTAACGAAGGGTGCAGACAACAAGAGCGTCATCGAAGGCACTCTTGCTGTTTCCGGCGAAGGCCAGGAGGCCGTGACCGCCAGCATCGTTGCCGGCAACATTCTCATTGAGAAGTCCGACCTCGTTCCCAACGGCTACCTGGGCCACGACATCGACTTTGGTGAGGTTGATGTGGAGGAAGGCGCTGCCGCCTCCGGCGACATCGTGGTGATGCACCGCGACGGTCTGCTGATTGACCGCACCCCTGGCGCTCCCATCAAGGCTCTGATGAAGGCCGCCGTTCCCGATGTTGTTCTCGTAGACGAGGACATTGACAGCTAATTAAGGAGGAAATAGACTATGGCAAACACTTTTTACCCTATCGCCCAGCTTGAGAACGACATCCTCGCTCTCGCTTTCGGCCCCTATGGTGGTTTCTCTGGTCGCCTCCTGGAAGGCTTCATTGACGAAACCCTCGCCGAGTTCAATCGGCTCAACATCCCCGGCTATCGCTTCGCCGACCCCCAGACCGAGGTCTACTATGAGCAGACCGTTGAGGTAGTGCCCATCGCCCCTATGGCGCAGTATGTGGACTACAATTCCGACCCGATTCCTTACGGAACGGAAGGCGGCGAGTCCTACACCGGCAAGATTCCTCGCATGAAGGGTGTGGAAATCATCGACGAGGAAAAGGCCGAGAAAATCGGCCAGAAGGCCAAGCTCTTTGGCCCTCGCGCCGGAATGCTCTCCGCCCAGGAGGAACTTCGTAAGCGCATCAACACCCTTATCACGGGACACAAGAACGCCGTTACCTACCAGCGTATGCAGATGAACTCCAAAGGTGAGTTCAATGTGCTGGTGAAGAACAACACCAACGGCATCCGCAATGTGAACTTCAAGGCTCACATCCCTGCGAACAACTTTATCACCGCCGCCGGCACAAAGCGCTGGTGGACTGCCGTAGACGACCAGGGCCGCTACACCACCGAAGGTGTGGATTCCGACCCTATCACCGATATGCAGGAGGTCGTTCGCAACGCCAAGTTCAAGGGCCTCGCCCGCGGTCACTTTGAGGTGAACACCGTTTTCCTCGACCAGATTCTCCGCCACAGCAAGGTGCTGGCCTACATCGGCCTGGACAACCAGCCCAACGCATCCGCAGAGGCTCGCGCCGCCTGGGCCGGTCAGAAGTCCCGCGAGTTCCGCAAGGAGAAGCTGGAGGAAGCAATCGGTGCGAAGATTCAGGAGTTCGATGACCTGGTGGCCGTTGAGGTATGGAACAAGAGCAAGAAGGCTCTGTCCCGTGACCCGTT